CACCAGGACAAGGTAAGACAGTTAATGTGCCTATCTATCCTAATCAAACAGCGGCTGGATTAACTGAAGGCGATGAAATTTCTAACACAGCAGTTTCTACATCTACAGCACAAATCACTATTGCACCTAGTGCAATCCGTACAATGGTTACTGACTTGGCTGTTCAACAGTCAGCAAGTAATGTTGTTGCAGACTTAGGTCGTTTATTTGGTGAAGCAATTGCTCGCAAGATGGACAAAGACTTAACAGCATTGTTCACTGGTTTCTCAGGTTCAGTTGGTGATTACACAGGTAATATCACACCAGCAGTTATCTTTGAACAAGTGGCAAAACTTCGTGCATTGGGCGTTCCAATGGAAGGTATTGCTTGTGTTCTACACCCAGAAATTGCTTATACTTTGAAGAAAGTATTGACTACAACTGGTAATGTGGCATTCACAGGTGGTGCATTTGGTGATGTTGCTAACGAAGCGATGCGTATGGGTTATGTTGGACAGTTAGCAGGTATCCCTGTTTATGAAACTGCCAATATTGACTATGTTACCAACGCTGGTGACTTCCCAGGCGGTGTATTCCACCGTGATGCATTGGGTCTTGCTCTAGTTGGCGATATCGCAATTGAGACACAAAGACGTGCAAGTTTCCTAGGCACAGACGTAGTAGCCAGCTGCCATTATGGTGTTGGTGAACTGTATGATGGTTACGGTAAACTATTGAAGTATGACTCTGAATTGAGTTAATACTTAGAATCCATTTTGGATTGGAGAAGAGGACTCTTGCAGTCCTTTTCTTTTGACTGTATAATAGTATTATGATTAACACACAGAGAGACAACAAAATGGATTTTGATACGCTAACTAAACATATCAAACAGTTGAATGAAATTGAACAAATCAAACACCACCAACGAGCGCAGGCGGCAATTGAAAGAATTAAAGCTCTCCGCCAAAGCCAGAGGCGACAGCAGGAAATTGTTGCCAGTGCAGACACCACTAGGGAGGTTCAATAATTCATATGCAGCCTCTAAAGCACACAAAGAAACGCTTTGGTCCTTTTGGCACAAAGTTATGGATCCCCGTGATAATGGCTACTCTGTCATTGACAGCCACAGCGGAGACACCCTGGGCTCGTGATTGTGTAACATTCTGGGGATCAAGTATTCCTCAAAGTGAAAGAACAGTAGATAACTGTCCTCGTAGACATAGCCATTGGGATCGTGAACAACCCAGTGGTAGTGGTTACATAGATCCAGTAGCCAACTCCAAAAGTCTTGTAACTTCACAGGCTGCTGGATCTATGCCTTATAGTGTGATATTACCCACAGGTGTTTATGTGGTAGTGCCTAATGGTGCAGGTAGAATTCCCAACATCATACAGACTTCAAAAACTAAATAAACTGTCAACAGTGACTCGCTGACGACATTCCTTATAAAACCTTATAGAGGTTTTTAAAAAGGCTATTATTAATCGTAATAGCCTTTTCTTTTGGCTGGCTAGGTAAATACATTATCTGGAGAAGGACTCTAGACAATTCAAATTTAACCAGAAGGACTGGACACTATGACTTATGCTACCCTTGACGACCTCTTAGCGGTTGAACCTACCATACAAGATTATGGACAATTAGATTGGGATGCAGAGCTTAGTCGTTCAGAAAGCGAAATCAATCGCATACTACAGGTTCGCTGGTTCCAACAATACAGAAATAGCAAAAATCCCACACTGACATTTGACAGCACACTATTGACTGCCAGTCAGTGGACACAAGCCACAGTCTATCACGCACTGGCTTATCATATAACTCCAAAATTAACACAGTTTTCTCCTGAAGAAGACAAGTTCCAAGTGATGATGAAATACTATCAGGGTCGCTTTGAACACGAAATAGATCTATGCCTACGACTAGGTGTAGAATATGATTTGGATGACAACAATACAGTTTCAGCCAGTGAAAAACTTAGCCTACAAAGTCTTAGGTTGAAGAGATAATGGCACAGAATCTCAGAGAACAGATTGCACAAGAAGTGGTGCGTGTTCTGCAGAATATGCAGGACCCTGCTCCTATCCTAGTCAATCGCGAACCATTTGAGCCAGAGAAACTGGCAATCACACAATCCCCTGCGATACTGTTAGAATTTCTCACAGAAGAACGCGAAAGTGTCACAATGGGTGTTCCTGGTATTGGACGCCGTTCAGGCGTCATACGCTATAACATCCGTGGCTTTCTGCGTGGTGTTGAACTAGACAGCAAACGCAACGATTTAATAGAGCGAATTGAAGAAGCACTAGACTTAGACAGATATCTAGGATTAAGAACAGAGGGTGTATTAGACAGTCAAGTGACTGCCATTGAAGTTATCCCTCGCCTGGCACCATTGGCTGAACTGTCTATCACATTTGAAATTCGTTACAACTACGTGAGGGCCTCAACATAATGAAAATACAATTAACTAAAAAGGGTATGACTAGAAGCTGTCAACCCAATGAACTAGAACAGATGCAGTCAGCAGGATGGACACCAGTTGGTGGCATCATTGTTGAACCAAAACAGGCAGGAGAAGAGGTTATTCGTCTCAAGCCAACGGTGAAGTCTAAGGCGACCGTAACAGCCCTAGAAGAAGCCAATATTAAAATACAAGGAGACGAATAATGGCCATTTTAACAGGTAACAACGGCGTTGTAAAAATTGATAATGCCGCAGGCACACCAACAGCGATTGCCGCAGTGCGTAACTTTTCAGTTGAAATCACTAGTGACACAATTGAAACAACAACAATGGGTGTAGATGTTCGCACCTATGTCAAAGGTTTGTCAAGCTGGAGTGGATCAGCTGACATTTATTTTGATCCAGCAAACTACACAGGCGGTGCAAATGCTATTGCAGCCTTGAATCCAACAGGTATCGCAGTAGGAGCCGCAGCTGGTTCCGTGACTGTTGAATTATATCTAAATGACACAGCAGGTAAATTTGCTGGTGAATGCGTAGTCACTGGCTTTACAGTAAACTCTACAATGGATGGTATGGTAGAAGCATCTATCAGTTTCCAGGGCAATGGCTCTGTAACATTCACAGCCTAAGGAGAAGACAATGGCGACATTAACAGGTAACAACGGAGCAGTAAGCATTGGTGGAACATCCATCGCCGCTGTTCGTAATTTTTCAGTAGAGATTACTGCTGACACAATTGAAACCACAGTGATGGGAACAGATGTAAGAACCTATGTTAAAGGCTTAAGCACCTTTTCTGGTTCAGCTGACATCTATTTTGATCCAAGTGAATTTGATAGTGCAGAAACAACATTCAACCCAACAGCAACCAATGTGGGAGCAAGTGCGGCGATTGTGGCAGTCAAACTATACATTGAACAAAACTATTCATCTACCAGTGACTATGCTTTCACAGGTAATGTAATTGTCACAGGTTATACTGTGAATTCAACAATGGATGGTATGGTTGAAGCCAGTATCAGTTTCCAAGGAACTGATGCTACTACATTCTCTACCACAGCAGTGTAATTATGAATCTTAAGATAGAGGTTCGCGGTGTGTCAGACTCCATTCGTAAGGTGGAAACAGACTACCGCGATTTTCTGGAGCGAGTAGCAGATACGATACTAACAGAAGCACCCAAGTTCACACCTAAACGCACTGGCAGAGCCGCTGCGGGTTGGGAGAAGAAGATGGAAAAAGACAACTTCACAGTTGAGAACCGTGTGCCTTATGTTGGCTACCTAGAAAAACCGTATGTAAAATCAAAACAAGCTCCAAGGGGTATCATTGGACCAACACTAACCTCTGTCAAAGGAAAAATAAAATGAGTAAAGTATTAGATAAAGCAACCAGTCACTTCCGTGAAAAAATCAGTGGTGATATGAAAAAGGTAAATGTTCCTGAATGGGAATGTGATATCTATTTCAAACCAACCCTTACATTAAAAGAACAGGGCAAACTTATAGAGTTAGCCAGCCAAGGAAAACAGGTAGAAGCTCTTGTAGAGAGTCTTATTGTTAAAGCTCGTAATGCTGATGGCACTAAAATGTTCAATTTTGCTGACAAGGCTGCATTGCTTAATGAAGTAGATCCAAATGTCATCATTCGTGTTGTTGGCGAAATCAAC